TCTATCTCTCTTTTCTTTTTTCTTAATTTTGTCCAATATCTATTGTAGCACTACAGCTCTTTGTGCTTAAATTTGCACAAAGGGCTTGACTTTTTTTGTGATTACTTGTATAATAGTATAGTTGACACAAGGAGATGTACCCAAGTGGCTGAAGGGTCCGCACTCGAAATGCGGTAGTACGGCAAAACCGTAGCGAGAGTTCAAATCTCTCCATCTCCGCCAAACGAACAAAAACCACCGTAAATACGGTGGTTTTCTTTTGTATACACGATTTTTACACGATTGTGTTCAATATCTTCACTGCACGTTCTTCCTCTCGTGGGTAGAGGTGCGAGTAGGTGTTCCATGTCATTGATATGTTGGAGTGACCTAAACGTCTTGCTATCTCCTGAATGTTTATGCCCTCATTGGCGAGCAGGGAAGCGTGGCTGTGACGGAAGTCATGAATACGGATACGTTTGACACCTGCCAAGTCTGCAAACTTCTTGTTGGTCTTTTCAAGAGATGTATCACGGATAGAACGCTCGCCACCGCAGATGTACATATCATCACTGAACTTTGGCACTGCTTTCTTACAGCGTTCGTAATGTTCTGACAGCACTGCTCTTAATGGCTCTGGTATCTGTATTGTCCGTATGCTTGGCTTGTTCTTTGGCGGCGTGATACGATCACCGCCTTTGAGCTTCTGAGCAATGCTCTTGGTGATAGATATGTAGCCGTCTTTTATATCCGTCCATTGCAGAGCGTATATCTCGCCTTTTCGCATACCCATGTAAAATGCTATGTTGAAAAATACATAGTAGTTCCATTCGTACATTGAGCCGCCGTCCTCTGCTTCCTGAGCATAATTCTTAGCTGCCGATATGTATTTCTTGAACTCGTCAGGCGTGTAGAAAAGCATTTCTTTCTTGGCTTCAAGGGGCGCTTTGAAGTTGCCTGCGGTGATAACAGGATTTTTCGGAATGTATTCCATTTTCACAGCATAGTTCATCATTGCACGAAACTCGCCATAAATGTTCTTTCGAGTGACGATAGCCAATCCCTGTTCTGAAAGCTCCTGTTTCCACTTCTGCACCATTGGTACGTTCAGATTATCTATCCTCACGCTTTCAAAGGTGGGCAGGACGTTCTTTTTCAGTATTCTTAGGGACTTGTCCAGTGATGTTTCACGGACCTCTGAACGCTTGGCGGTGATGTACTCCGTGAATAGCTGTCCGATAGTCATTTTTGGAGCTATCTCTTTATCATTGAGCTTTTGTGTAAGCTGGAGTTCAAGCTGCTTAGCCGTCTCTGCACCGAACGTCACACGGTCTATCTGATGAGGCTTTCCGAAACTGTCCGTATAATTGACACGCACACGATATTTTTGCAGACCGTCTTTTCTGATGTTCTTTCCGTTTTTGTCTGTCATTTTGTAGATTGGCATAAATATTCCTCCTATTCTTGACACTTCCTCGAAAGTGTGCTACAATAAAAGGGCAAAATTCGCCCTTTCTTAACGGGTTGGGGTGTGAATTTTAATTGAGCTGATATTGGTAGTATCCGCTCTGCTCGCCTCTGAGTGTTGGTAGCACTTGGGGGCGAGATTTTTTATTTACTATTTTTATCAATAAACCTGGATGTTTTAGCCAAGTAATCAGGCATTGGCATTTGTATTGCAAAGCAGCCAGGAGTAGTGCAAGATGAATGCAATGAAATATTATCAATGCTTATGTATTCTGATAAGTCTTTAAGCGACTTTTTTAGCTTGCTTACAGGAAGTTGCGGCGTATGCAAGAACTCGAATGAAACTGAATTTTGCTTGTATAAAACATCTATCTTTTCTAATTTTAGAACTACATCAAAAGTCATTTTATAGTAGCAGACTATATATTCGGCATTTTCTTTCATGAACTTTTTACAAATACGGGGGTAATCATCAAGGTCATTCATCATTGTAGCTTTTTCTGCATATTTAGGGGTAGAATAAATTTGAAAGCTGTTGGTTTCGGTAACTGGTTGCTTTGCTTTGGAAGAAGAATTATGCTCTTGTAAATGCTCTTCCTTTTTGAGACGCATTTTTATTTTGCTTGTTCTTTTGGTCATACGAGACAAAACATTTCTGTCCCATAGCTCTATTCCATTAACTTTTGCTAACTGTTTTGCTGGCTCAGTAAAGTATTGATTTGTCATAACAACGCCTTTATTACAACCATAATATGCAAGTCCGCCAATTACTTCTTGTATAGGTTTATTGTCAAGTTTGTGGCTATAGCATTTACATTGTATTGCATATTTTCGCATACCTTTTCTTGCAATAATGTCGACGCCATAGTCTCCAGAGCCTTGTGTAACTTTTACGTCATAAAAGCCGTTCATCTTCAAGATATCAGCACAAGCAAATTCGAATCTATGACCTTCCATATTATCAAGCTGAGACATTGTATATTTTCGATTAAAAAATCCGAATATTTTGAGAATAAGAAGTATGCCAATAACCGATAAAATGATTATTTTGGCTTTAGTAGAGAGATGTGTTTTGGCTAAATTAAAAATAGTAAATACAATACAAGCTAATATTGTGTAGCCAAATATAGTGGCAATGCAGCCTGGCTCTGATTTGCTTTTCTTTTTACCCATATACGTTTCTCCTAATTGATATTTGAAGTATCAGCAGGGGATTTTATTTTAACACTCTGCCCTGAGCGTCAGTGAAGTTTCCCTGAAACAAATTTATCATATCAACTATTGCTCCAATAAAGAAACCTCCGAAAGTAAAGAAGTACAGCAAACCTGTGCCAGCTTTGCCTACATAAAATCTGTTCAAACCGCCCAAGCCTAAAAAGGTCAGCAGGCAAAGTATTTCAGCTGTGCTTTTGCTCTTAGGGCTTACCTGCTCAACAGGAGCTTGCGGTGCGACCTGCTGGACGTTTGTAACGTATGTGATGTGCTGAACGATATTGCTGTTATGCTCAACGTGGTTATCAATTTTCTGCGGCTGCGGAAGTTCGTGACCACAATATTCACATACCGCTACGCCTGGTGCGTTTTCACCTTTACAATTTGGACAAGTCATAATTTTTCCTCCCTATAAATCGACATTTGTAAACAATTTATGAAATCATTTACATTGTCTTAAATTGGTGATATAATGTATTTGTAACCATGCAGGAGAAAATTCTGTGTGCTATCCCTGTCAGTATTTGCGGTGCTGACAGGGACTTTTTTATTTATAAGGATTTTATAACCGTTTTTACAATGCCGAGTATTCTTATGCGGTCTCTTTCTGTACCGACAAACTCTCTCGGCTGATATTCGGGATTGAATGATACAAGGGTTATCTTGTCATCAGAATACTTGATTTTCTTCACAACGCCGTTTTCGCCGTCGATAAGGGCAACAACTACCTGTCCGTCCTCAGCCCAATCCTGCCTTAACACCTGTATCTTGTCGCCGTTCTCTATCTTCGGATACATACTGTCCCCCGAAACGACAATGCACATTGTATTCTTAGCTTCTTCCTCGCTGACGATATAAAGCGGCATATAGCCTACAACATAATCGTCAGCATAAGCACCAAAACCAGCCGACACGCTCTCATATATAGGTATTATATGTACGTTGTCTTGCGGGAGTATGGTTGCGTTAGAGTCAATAGGTTCGTTGCCTTTTTTATCTTCTTCGTCCCAGCCCATTAAATAAGAGGGCGTAACACCAAGAACTTTTGAAAACTCTACAATGCTACTGCGAGGTATATCTCGACCCTGTGTTTCAATTTTATTTATTGATGAACGTGATTTATAACCTAAGAGATGTGCTAATTCAGTTTGAGAGTAACCTTTTGCCTCTCTTGCTTTCTTTATTCTTTCACCCATTGTCATTATAGAACACCGTCCTTTATATTGAGTATAGCATTTGTAGCCTATAATGTCAACAAAATTTTACGCTTGTAAAATTATTTTGTCAATGTAGACAAAAACGGGTACAAAAACTTAGCAATATTTTTCCGTAAAATAATGTTGACAAATATGCCAACATAGAGTATAATATGTTTGTAGACGAATATGACTACAATAACAAGAAACGGAGGTGAGGGTAGATGAATACATCTATGTTGCTTGATAAGATTGAGAGTAGCGGAATATCCAAAAGCGAAATCGCAGAAACGTTGGGAATAACTCGTCAAGGGTTGTACAACAAGCTTTGCGGTAAGAAAGAGTTCAAGGCGTCAGAAGTGCGAAAGCTTTCGGAACTTCTTGATCTCACGAGTGCTGAGCGAGAGCAAATTTTTTTTGCTGATTGTGTAGGCATAAACGCCAACAAGTGATTAAAAAGGGGGTGAGGGGAAGTGTGGATGATAGCCACAATTACTTTCAGTATAATATTTGTTGTTGTATTGTCAATAAGTCTTTCGTGGCTTGCAATGATCATGATAGCAAAAGAAAAGCCCAAAGTTAAAGAGATACTCAGGGCTTTTGAAAACGGAATAACATTCACAGCGTGTGTGCTGATTATTATTTGTCTTGTCTTAGAATTGTCTTAATTCAAATAATCTGAAAACAATTCAAATAAATCTTGAAACTTTTTGGAAACGAAGTCGATACATTGCCATAGTGTTGCAATCTCAATAAACACTTTTATGAAAGATTTACCTAAATTAATAGGCTTTTTGATTTGCGAAGTTATATTGGCATTTTGAACCGGTACTTCAATAGTGCCATCATTAATTTCGTCACACAAATCACACAACTTGTTGTAAAAGCTTACAGGAATAGGTCTGTTTTCATCAACAAGCTTATGCAGTAAATCTTTCATCGGCATAGACAATTCTTCATAAGTTAGACATTCCAGTTCACCATATGTGAAATTCGTTAATTCCCCATAAGTCACAAGTATTCCTCCTTTCCTGTTTGATATTCCAATTATATCACACAGAAACGGAGATTTCAACGATAAAACGGACAGGAAAGAAAAGGGGTGAGGAATTATGTTTGATGAGTTTCGGCAAAAAGTCAAAATGATTGCGAAATCAAAGTGCTTAACGTATGCTCAAATAGCTGAGAAATCAGGTGTAAAGGAAAGTACAATAAAAGCATTTATGTGCGGCGCAACTGATAGCAGGCGTGTTGCTGAAAAAATAGCAGCTGTACTCGGTGTAGAGATCGTGTACAGCAACGGTAAGTACAAAATCAACAGTAATAAGATAGAGAAAGAAGGTGAACCAATGACAAACAACATTGAATTGAGGGGCTGCGACAGTGCAATGACAAGACAGGTCATTGTCACAAAAGCACTTAAAGGCTCAGGAAAAGAAAATGACCCATATCGAGAGGTCACGCAGTATTGGTCTTTGACAGGCAAGCTGCTTTTTGAGCTGACAGACGATGACGGACAATAATACTACCCAACAGCCACAAAATATAAAACGAGGAGGAATAAAAATGAGGTCACCTGACATTGAAATGGCAGTGCGGCTGTACTATGAAAAGCCCGAGATAACCAATGCGGATATCAAGGCACTGTTCGGCACTGGTGAAACGCAGACTATCAAGATCAAGAAAGCTGTTAAGGAAGAAATGGCAAATCGTGGTGTGAAGTCATGGCTGCCGCACTCGGTCAATACCGAGATAGCCTACGAGGTGTGGGGCATTGATATCGACAACTTCGAGAAAAGGCTTAAAAAACTCCGCACGCTTTACGGAAAGGACGTGAGAAAATGATAGCCGTACTAGAGATAATCAGATGTGCCGCAGCGGTAGCGCTCGTGGTGGTGCTTGCAATGTATGTAGCGTACAGGTGGTATGTAAGCGTAAAAGAAACTGCCTACGAGGAAGCAGAGGAGAGCATTAAGCGCGCGGTGAGAGAAGCAGGTAGACCCGTGGTCAAGGTCGAAGTTGAAATGAAAGGAAAGTGGTAATGAACATTGTAGGAATACTGCTGATAACAATAGCTGTGCTTGCAGGCATAGATGTAGTGATGTATCTTGTTCTGAGCGTGGCGGACAGGCACTGGGAGAAACGTTTTGAAAACGAGGAGGACAAGAACAATGAAAGTTCTGATAGCCTGTGAAGAATCACAAGAGGTCTGCAAAGCGTTCCGTGCGAAAGGTCACGAAGCATACAGCTGCGATATTCAGATGTGTTCAGGCGGTCACCCTGAATGGCATATATTAGGCAATGTTCTGACCGTTATCAACGGCAATACAGATTTCACCACTTGTGACGGACAGACACATACGGTAGACAAATGGGATTTGCTGATAGCTCATCCGCCGTGTACATATCTTAGCAACGCAGGAGCAGCACGCCTGCACAAAAAAATTAATGGAAAAAGCTACATTGATTTTGAAAGATTCAAAAAAGGAAAAGACGCAAAAGAATTTTTTCTGAAATTTATTCATGCACCTGTTGAGAAAATAGCTATTGAAAACCCGATACCGTCAAAGGTGTTCGAGTTGCCGAAATATACGCAGACTATACAACCATATGAATACGGACACCCATACAGTAAAAAAACGTGTTTGTGGCTGAAAAATCTGCCTAAATTGACACCGACAAATATTGTTAAACCCATATGTTCATGGGTGTCAGGCGGTAGCAAAAAGGCGGATGGCACTGCACGCACAAACTGCGGAATGTCGTTTCGTGACAGCAAGACAAAGTCCAAAACATTTTCAGGCATCGCACAAGCAATGGCTGAACAATGGGGAAATATTAAGGAGGATAACGATGATAGTGATGAGAGAGGTATTTAAGAGGGACAAGCCCCTTGACAACGGCAGTGGAGCGGTAAGCCTTTGCGTGTTCCATTCAAATGTCAAGTCTGACGAGTGTGGTGCGCTGACAGTAACGCCAACGAAGGACTACTGCCGTAGATGTGCATTCTACAAGACCCGTGAGGATTTCGACAGAGGGCTTGGCGATGCCGCAAGGTCGCTCCGTGAGAAAGGGCTTGAGCCTGTGAAGAAGATGGACTATGACGGCAAGCAGTATATGAGCGTAAGACCTATTGAAAAGGAGGAAGAAGAATGCTAACGAGAGAAGAAACGATAAAGGTCTTTAAGATATGTCACTGCGGTGAAGGTTACTGTGATGACTGTCCAATGCAATGCGAGGATAAGCCCTGCAAGAAGGAACTGTCAAGTGCGGTGCTGCATTATCTCAAAGAACCCAAAGAAAACGAGCCTGCACTGTCTGCCAACAGCGCAAGCTCAGAGATATTGAAAAATATCAATTCAACACACTTTGATGATAGCACATTGCTGGATATTTGTCAAGAAGGAATAGAGGAAATGGCGAAAATAGCCCTTGACGATTACCCAAATGAATTCCTGACAGGATATGTTGTGGCGTTCAAGGACAACATCAAGAGGCTGAGAGGCGGTGACAGCAAATGACAATAGATGAATTTAAGCTGAAACAGAATCTGCCTTACGAAGCGAAGGTACGTCACGCAGAGATCAGAGCTTGGGAGTTCTACAACAAAGTGTACGGCGATCTTAACGCTACTTGTCACGTTTCTGTCGGAGGACTTGATAGCATTACACTTCTTGTGTTTCTTCGAAACATAGGCATTGATGTTCCTGCCATAAGTGTGTCTATCTTAGAAGATAGAGGAAATCAAGAGATACATAAGCAGCTGGGTGTTACATCTATAAAGCCATATATGAGCAAAACGCAGGTGCTCAATCAACTTGGCTTTCCGGTCGTTAGCAAAGCCAAAGCCAATAAGATAAGCTATCTGTTGCAACCTAATGCGGACAAACAGACATTTATTCACGCAATTATGACAGGTGATATGGGCGAACAGGGTGGCTTCAAGCACTCCGATCGCATCAAGTTGCAAGATAAGTGGATAAAGCTCTTTGGCGGTAATTATGCGCATATGCGACCTGATCTTGACATACGACCTGTACCAAACTTCAAAGTATCGTCAAAATGTTGCTACTATATGAAGGAAAAGCCTTGCGACGATTGGGCAAAAGAACATAACAGCTATCCATATTTGGGACTTATGGCGTCAGAAGGCGGTCAAAGGGAAATGGCACTAATGAAAAACGGCTGCAACTATTATGGTAAAACTACAACACGAAGCTGTCCGTTTGCTATATTCACGAGGCAAGATCTGTTACAGCTTGCTCTTGACCTTAATGTACCCGTTCCAAGAGCATATGGAGAGATCAAACGCAAAGAAAATGGTGAGCTTTACACTACGAGAGCGCAGCGTACGGGCTGTTCAATGTGCGGCTTTGGTATACATATGGAGCAGCGTCCTCACCGCTTCGATAGACTACGTGAAGATAATCCTGCTGAATGGGAATACTGGATGAAACGCTGCTGTAAAGACGAAGACGGCACAGTTTATGGCTGGGGACGTGTGCTTGACTTTATAGGTGTTGAATGGAGATAATGAGAGGAGAGAACTAAAATGTCAGTAAAAATAAACTCACTTGAATTTGAAAACGTCAAGAAGATAAAAGCCGTGCAGCTTGAGCCTGCAAAGAATGGGCTTACTGTTATTGGCGGTAAGAACAGGCAGGGCAAGACCTCTGTGCTTGACGCTATCGCTTGGGCGCTTGGCGGTGACAAGTATAAGCCGTCCTCTCCTCAGCGTGAGGGGTCTGTTGTCGAACCGCATTTGAAGATAACTCTCGACAATGGTATCGTGGTGGAACGCAGCGGTAAGAACAGCTCTCTCAAAGTCACCGACAGCACAGGTAAAAAAGGCGGTCAGCAGCTTTTGAACAGCTTCGTTGAACAGTTCGCACTTGACCTGCCTAAGTTCATAAATCAATCAAGCAAGGAAAAAGCTTCAACTCTGCTGAAAATAATCGGTGTGGGTGATACGCTCTATGAGCTGGAGCATAAGGAACATTCCCTCTATGACCAGCGTACTGCTATCGGCAGGATAGCTGACCAGAAGTCTAAGTTTGCAAAGGAAATGCCTGTGTACGCAAACGTTCCTTCCGAGCCTGTTTCGGCTTCGGAGCTTATCAGACAGCAGCAGGATATACTTGCTCGCAACGGCGAAAATCAGCGTAAACGTGACCAGAAAGAATACTACGAAAAGCAGTTGGAGATTGCTAAGTCCGCCTATGAGCGTGCAAAAGCAAGCTATGAAGCGGCAGTGAACAACTTCAAGCTTGCAAGCCTTGACGCACAAGACCTTGTGGACGAAAGCACAGCGGAGCTTGAAAAGAATATCTCGGAAATCGAGGAGCTGAACAAGAAGATAAGAGCAAATCTCGACAGGGAAAAAGCTGAGATAGATGCTGAGGACTACCGTTCACAGTATACATATCTCACTGAGCAGATAGAGGACGTAAGGCAGGCTAAAACTGACCTGCTGGGCAGTGCCGACCTGCCCCTTGAGGGTCTTTCCGTTGAGGACGGAGAGCTGCTGTATAACGGGCATAAGTGGGACAGTATAAGCGGAGCTGAACAGCTTATCGTCGCTACCTCTATCGTGAGAAAGCTCAACCCTGACTGTGGTTTTGTCCTGCTGGACAAGCTTGAACAAATGGATACCGACACCCTTGATGACTTCGGCAAGTGGCTTGAAGCACAGGGCTTGCAGGCGATAGCCACAAGAGTTTCCACAGGTGACGAGTGCAGTATCATTATCGAGGACGGCAGGTCAATGGACAATGATAAGGAAGAAAACACAGAAACGAAAACTTGGAAAGCAGGTGCATTTTAATGTATGAAATAACATCAGGAGTTGTAAGCTCCGCACAGAAAGTCGTGATATATGGTCCTGAGGGCATAGGCAAATCCACCTTTGCGGCTCAGTTCCCCGACCCTGTATTTATTGATACTGAGGGCAGCACAAAGAAGCTGAACATCAGACGTTTTCCTAAGCCAACAAGCTGGGAAATGCTCAAAAACGAGGTAAAGGAAGCTATGAATGGCAGGCTCTGCAAGACCCTTGTCATTGATACATTTGATTGGGCTGAACAGCTTTGCATTGAAACTATCTGCTCGGCACATCAGAAGAAAGGCATTGAAGATTTCGGCTACGGCAACGGCTACGTCTACGAGAAAGAGGAGATAGGCAAGTTCCTTAATCTCTTGCAGGAGGTAGTTGACAGCGGTATCAACGTTGTGCTTACGGCTCACGCTCAGATGAGAAAGTTTGAACAGCCTGACGAGCTGGGCGCTTATGACCGCTGGGAACTGAAACTCGGCAAGAAAACTTCTTCTCAGATATCGCCTCTTGTGAAAGAATGGGCTGATATGGTGCTGTTTGCAAACTACAAAACATATGCAGTAGCTGTGGATAAGGACGGAAAGAAGTTCAAGGCACAGGGCGGTGACCGTGTTATGTACACCACACATCACCCTTGCTGGGACGCCAAGAACCGTGACGGGCTTCCGTCTGAAATGCCTTTTGAATACAGCGGTATAGCTCACCTGTTTGCGTATACACAGCCTGCTGAAATGCCTAAGCCTGTGACGATGCCAAGACGTGTGCAGGAGCAGCTTGCACAGCCGAAAGCAGCACCGCAGCCCCCTCATAAGACATCAAACGCAGTGACATTGCAGCAGGCTCAGCCGACAGCTGCACCAAAGGCAGAAGAACCCCTTACTGATCTCAGCGGCTTTGAGGACGTTGCACCACCTATCGTTATCCCTGATGGCATACCGAAAGCACTTGCAGACCTTATGAGAGCCAACAACGTAAGCGAATCAGACATACGTCTTGTGGTATCTCAGAGAAACTATTTCCCTTATGATACCCCTATTACAAACTATCCTGACGACTTCGTGCAGGGCTGTCTGATAGGCGCTTGGGAGCAGATGCTGCCGCTTATCAGAGAAAATCAGAAAGTACCATTTTAAAAGGAGGACAACACTATGGATAATTTTATGGAATACGGCTGGGAAGATGAGATAGTCAACGAGGGTGGGGACTTTGTCCTGCTCCCTGAGGGGGACTATGACTTCACCGTTGCAAAGTACGAACGTGCAAGGCACGAGGGGTCGGCGAAAGTGCCGCCCTGCAATATGGCAAAGGTCACATTCACCATTTGGGGTGCAGAGGACAGCGTGGAGATAACAGAGAACTTCTTCCTTTGCAACAAGTTTGAGTGGAAGCTCTCAGCACTTTTCCTGGCTCTCGGCTTGAAAAAGCATGGCGAGCCGTTGAAAATGAACTGGAACGCTATCACAGGCAAAAAGGGCAAGTGTCACGTCTACGTTGACAACTACAAGAACAAGGACGGTGAGGACAGGCAGTCCAACAAGATTAAAAAGCTCTATGCCTATGACGAGAATGTGACTACCGTTCAGCCTGCTCAGACGCAGACACCACAGTATAGTCAGCCTGCTCAGACAGGTGGCTGGAAAGCCGGTGCGTTCTGATGATGAATTTAAGACCATATCAAAACGAGGCTAAGCTTGCTATACTCGAACAATGGTCTGAGGGAATAAACAAAGTCCTTGCAGTTCTGCCCACAGGAACGGGAAAGACAATACTTTTCTCGGCTGTTACGGAAGAATGTGTGCGGCAGGGTAAGCGTGTGCTTATCCTTGCCCACAGGGGCGAGCTGCTCGACCAGGCGGCGGACAAGCTTATGAAGTCAACAGGGCTTGGCTGTGCCACCGAGAAAGCAGAGCAAAGCTGTTTAGGCTCTTGGTATCGTGTAGTAGTAGGCTCAGTTCAGACCCTTATGCGTGAGAAAAGGCTCAAAGGCTTTTCGGAAAATTACTTCGATACCATAATAATTGACGAGGCTCATCACGCTATCTCAGACGGCTATCAGAGAGTGCTTGACCATTTTCCTGAAGCTCAGGTACTTGGTGTAACGGCTACACCTGACAGGGGCGATATGAAGAACTTAGGCTCGGTGTTCGACAGCCTTGCATATGAATACACCCTGCCGCAGGCTATCAAAGAGGGCTATCTTTCACCTATCAAGGCTATCACCATACCGCTGAAACTTGACCTTTCAGGAGTATCAACTCAGGCAGGAGATTTCAAGGCAAGTGATATCGACACGGCACTTGACCCATATCTTTATCAGATAGCTGACGAAATGCTCAAATACTGTAAGGAACGCAAGACAGTTGTGTTCCTGCCGCTGGTCAAGACCTCTCAGAAGTTCCGTGATATCCTTATCAGCAAAGGGTTCAACGCTGCTGAGGTCAACGGAGAAAGCACAGACAGAGCGGAGATACTTGAAGCTTTCGACAAGGGCGAATACAACGTGCTGTGCAACTCAATGCTCCTCACAGAGGGCTGGGACTGTCCGTCAGTTGACTGTGTTATCGTGCTAAGACCAACAAAAGTGCGTGGACTTTACTGTCAAATGGTAGGCAGAGGCACAAGACTTTGCGAGGGAAAGACAGAGCTTTTACTGCTCGACTTTCTGTGGCACACAGAACGCCACGAGCTTTGCAGACCTGCACACCTTATCTGTCAGAATGAAGAGGTCGCTGAGAAAATGACCGAAAACCTTGCCAATGAGGCAGGCTGTGCAGTAGATATCGAAGAGGCAGAAAAACAGGCAAGCGAGGACGTTGTGGCACAGCGTGAAGAGTCTTTGGCAAAGCAGCTCAAAGAAATGAAAACACGCAAGCGAAAGCTCGTTGACCCTTTGCAGTATGAAATGTCAATACAGGCTGAGGACTTGTCCTCATATGTTCCTGCTTTTGGCTGGGAGTGTGCTCCTGCTACCGACAAGCAGAAAGCAAAGCTTGAAAAGCTGGGCATTTTCCCTGACGATATAGACAACGCAGGCAAAGCAAAGCTTATCCTTGACCGACTTGAAAAGCGCCGCAATGCAGGACTTACCACACCAAAGCAGATAAGGCTGCTTGAAAGCAAAGGTTTTGAACACGTCGGCTCTTGGAGCTTTGACAGCGCAAGCAAGATGATAGCTCGTATCTCTGCCAATGGTTGGAGAGTGCCGAGAGATATCAACCCGAAAACATACACACCTGGGAACTAAGGAGAAGTGAATGGATAACACAAATTTGCTTAAAATGCTTGAATACATAGACCCTGCAAGCTGTGATTATCAAGAATGGGTCAACGTGGGAATGGCTCTCAAGCACGAGGGCTATTCCGTGAACGATTGGGACAGTTGGTCAAGGTCAGACAGCCGTTATCACAGCGGAGAGTGCGAACACAAATGGCAAGGATTTAACGGCAATGCTCAGCCTGTGACCGCAGGAACTATCGTGCAAATGGCTAAGGAACGTGGATACAGCCCCCATGAGTTTCAGGCATACGATTGGGACGGCGAGATAGTTGCAGAAGAAAGCAGTCCCCTTGTAAACGGCGGTGAGGGCATACCGATCACCGAGCCTGCAAACTGGGACCCTGTCAAGGAGATAGTGACCTATCTTGAGACCCTCTTTGAGGCAGGAGAGAACGTGGGCTATGTTACGCAAACGTGGGAAACAGAAAAGGACGGCAAGACCAAGTATCTGCCCACAAAAGGCTGCTGTGACAGGACGGCAGGTGAGCTTATCAAGAGGCTTGGCGAATGTAACGGCGACATTGGTGCGGTATTTGGCGACTACAAGGAAGAGGCAGGAGCGTGGATCCGCTTCAATCCTCTTGACGGCAAGGGCGTAAAGAACGAGAATGTAACAGACTACCGCTATGCTCTTGTTGAAAGCGACAGTATGCCAATAGAACAGCAGAATGCTGTGATGAGAGAGCTTGAACTTCCTATCGCTGTGCTTGTATACAGCGGTGGAAAGAGCGTTCACGCTATCGTCAAGATAGACGCTCCCAACTATGATGAATACCGCAGGCGTGTTGATTTTCTTTACAAGGTCTGCAAGGAAAGCGGTCTTGACATAGATAAACAAAACCGCAATCCCTCACGTCTTAGCCGTATGCCGGGCGTGATGAGAAACGGCAAGAAACAGTTCATCATTGACAAAAACATAGGCAAAGAAAGCTTTTCGGAATGGAAAGATTACATAGAAAGTATCAATGATGATCTCCCCGACCCTGAGAGCCTGAGTGCTGAGTGGGATAACCTGCCTGAGCTTGCACCACCACTTATTGACGGCGTTCTCAGACAGGGTCACAAAATGCTCATTGCAGGTCCGTCAAAGGCAGGCAAGTCTTATGCACTTATCGAGATGTGCGTGGCGATAGCTGAGGGTGTCAAGTGGTTTGGCTGGCAATGCACCAAAGGAAAGATACTATACGTCAACCTGGAGCTTGACAGAGCATCTTGTCTGCACCGTTTCAAGGACGTGTACACCGCAATGCACCTAGAGCCTGATAACCTCAACAGCATAGACATATGGAACTTGCGAGGTCACAGCGTGCCAATGGACAAGCTTGCGCCAAAGCTTATACGCCGAGCAAGCAAGAAGAATTACATTGCCGTGATAATAGACCCTATCTACAAGGTCATAACAGGCGATGAGAACTCAGCAGACCAAATGGCACACTTTTGCAACCAGTTTGACAAGGTATGCACAGAGCTTGGCTGTGCGGTCATATACTGCCACCACCACTCAAAGGGAGCACAGGGCGGTAAGCGTTCAATGGACAGAGCCAGCGGTTCAGGAGTATTCGCCCGTGACCCTGACGCACTTCTTGACCTTTCAGAACTTGACATTTCAGACAGCCTTTACAAACAGCAGGAGGACGAAACTGTTTGCCGTATCTGTGAGAACTGGATGAGGAGATTTTACAGAAATACTGATGATCTTTGTTCACAGGACGACCTTGTTACGCCGTCAAAAATGCTTGAGATAACGCACAAGCACCTGCACCCGAACTCATACAAGCTTATGATGGCCGACATAGACAAGGCTAAGCTTGCAGTAAGAAACCGTACGGCATGGCGTATAGAGGGTACTCTGAGAGAGTTCCCGAAGTTTGCTCCCCTCGATATGTGGTTTGACTATCCTGTTCACAGAGAGGATACTGTGGGCGTGCTTAAAGACTGCGAGGTAGAGGACATCTCACCGAATTGGAAAAAGAATTTCAGCAAGAAGAAGACCAATGAAGACCGCAGCAAGGAGCGCAAGGAGAGCATTGAAACAGCTTTCAGCGGTGTGCAGGAAAACGGCAAGTGCCGCATTTCTGAGCTGGCGGAGTACATAGGAAAGGGTGAAAAGACAGTGCGTTCATACCTCAAAGAGCATGGTGGTTTCTGGATAGATGGCGGCGAATGCGGCTTAAAGAAGTGAGGGAAAGAAAGGAAAAAGTCGAGAAAATTTACTTTGAAACGGAAAGGAAAAAATCGAGTAAGTGTAAGGAAAATATCGGTGTTTTCCCTTAGGAAGAAAATATCGACAAAATACCGACTTTTTCCCGAGGGAAGAAAAAGTATATTATTACATAATATATATTTTCGGGCATAAGCCGCCCGAAAATCTATTCTGAAATAATAAGGCGGCTAGCACACCGACCGCACGAGAGGAGCAGATAACAATGACTGAATTTTTTATGGCAATGATACCGCCGACGGCTACGGCTCAGGAACACAAGGTGGCAGTGAGAAACGGCAAGCCGATATTTTATGACCCACCCGATGTCAAGGCGGCAAAAGAAAAGCTCACGGCAAACCTAGCAAGGCACAGACCGCCTGAAAAATACATCTGTGGGATAAGGCTGATAACAAAGTGGCTGTTTCCAAATGACGGCAAGCACAAGGACGGAGAGTACAAGATCAGCAAGCCTGACACAGACAACCTGCAGAAGATGTTCAAGGACTGTATGACAAAGCTTGACTTCTGGACAGACGACCAGCTTGTGGCGAGTGAGATATGCGAAAAGTTCTGGGCGGACATACCCGGCATTTATGTGAGGATAGAGGAGCTATGACGATACACGAGGTAAAGAAAAGTCTTGGACGCAGGGTGAGCTACAACGGCTCCGATTGCTACGAGCTGACAGGCTGCATAATACGCAAGGACACAAAGACAGGTCAGTTCTTCTATCAGGCAGAGATCGCTGACAAGACTTGTGGCAATACGTTGGTGTATTGTAGGTTGGAAGAGTTGAGGTGTGAGGAGGCAAAAGAATGAAAACACATAATCTGAAACTTAGCATAGACTTTTGTGACGCCGTTCTGAGCGGTGAGAAAACTTTCGAGGTCAGAAAGAATGACAGAGGTTTTCAGACAGGAGATCTGATAAAATTTATACCGACTGACGGAACGTCTTATCGTAGCTCAGACGGCACAGTAAGAGAACATGCAAAACATGAGATATCAGGACATACATACAAGATAACATATATCCTCAACGGCTGGGGAATAAAGAATGGGTATGTTGTGCTGGGAATAAGAGAGGAGATAGCCTATGGAAAGAAACGACCCAATGACCATGTCACGCCTGAAAGCCTACCGCAGGAATGCCTCAGCCATTGAGGACATCAAGGCAGAGCTTTCAGGCAAGTACGTTGCCGACAGTATCAGCGTATGCACTCCGCCGTCCTACACACCACACAGCACACGCATAGACGGCTTATTGCCAAGTGGTGATACACTTTCATTGCTGTGCGAGCAGGCACGGCTAGAGCGTGAGCAGAGGGCTGTGGAGGAATTTATCAAGGGGATAGAGGACTATCAGACACGGCGAATGTTCGTGCTGAAATTCATCAAGGGTAAGACGTACTTGCAGATAGCTATGCAGGTGAGTGGTGGGAGAATCACAGAGGACGCAGTTGAAAAGAAGATAAAAAGATATATTTCAAAAAAATCTTGATTTGTCGGTTTTGTCGGTTTTCACTATGTTATAATTTAAACTGAGGAAAGTGTAGATGTACCTCAGACTTGTACTTTCATTGAAGTCACCTCCAATTTTCTAAGCCCCGTAAGGGGCTATGCAGAACGTGAGTGCATGAGCTTGCGTTCTGTTCCATACGGTCAGTTGGTTGCCCGTAAAAGCCAACACATAATATTTGAACCGCCGCCAAGCTTTCGGGCTTCGGGCGGTGTATGCAGGTCGAGAGCGTGCCAGCTTAACATCTGCTCCACCATTTACAAAACTCCTTATAATATATTTGTGAGAGGCACTCCTATGGGGTGTCTTTTGCGTTGTGATTAATACATATATTACAATAGAGTAATCAATTTTGTAATTAAATATTAACTTGACAAGTTATTTGCAAGGATATATAATTAATTTGTTATCCTATATTTTGTGGGGGGTGAGTATCATTGGATGAAGAAAGAGTAAAAAAAGCAACAGGTCTTGAAAAGCTGATTGTATATGTTAGAAAACATTTTTGGACATGGTTTATATATGCAATAACCACTTCACTTATATTGTTGGTAGCTTTTAGTTTAATTTATGATAAAAATATAGAATTATCAATTATAAATAGTTGGGTTGGAATTATACTTGGATTAGTTGCTCTTGTTGCTACTGTTTTTTCACTTGGGTTAAGTTTTTATAACTTTGATAAACAAAATGAGTTGGATACTCAAAATCAAATACTTATGAACAAAATATTGAATAATACAGCAGAAACTAAGGAGCAACTAGTCAAATATGGTCTTAGCAATAACTCTATAAAGATACAATCACAAGATGATGTTCGTAATAAAACTGATTTGGATAAGATTTCAAAGGCTTTGACATTTGAGATAAATAACAAGGGTGATGGCGATGATTAATGAGAGAATTAATATTGTACCAATTATAGCTGCAGATATTTCTGGCGATGGATATAATATTACCAATCAATTTGATGAGATAACGATAAAAAAAGGTGCTGTTGGTGAATTTTACATTGACTTTATTACGAGTGCCGTTGTAAATAAGAAATACGATATTAGATATGTTTTAGTAAGAAAAGTCAGCGAAGGCATTGAGGCTCTCCACATTGATAGTTTTATAATCCCTCCATCCAAAGAATTTCTTGAGTCACGAAAAGCTAGCCAAAAAAGAGTGTCGAATGAATGGTCTTTTGGTAAGGGACAAATTATTTTTGGTCATACAAAAGTAAGAATGGACTACAAAACAATAAACAAGAGTGGCGAATATGGAATATTAGCTTTTGCAAAAGAGTCTGAGTCAGATACAGATGATGTTGAATTAACTCCTGATAATTTGATTTGCGAACGACATTTTTTTGTTAATGTCAAAGAATAGAGATTGGCTATTTTTATGCTTGTAAAATAACTTAAAGCTCCGCTTGTCGGGGCTTTTTTCATACCATAAAGAAAGGACGGTGCCTCTCATGACAGCACGGCAAAAGAAATTTGCAGAATACTATGCTCAGAGCGGCAACACCGTTCAGAGTGCTATAAAGGCAGGATACAGCGAGAAGTATGCGAAAGCTGACGCCTGCAAAATCCTAGATAATCCTAGTGTTGCGGAGTATATCCGTGAACTGTCTGAGAAAGCTCAGGACGAGCGTATAATGACCGCAAAGGAGAGGCAGGCACTCTTGTCTGATATCGCTAAGGACGGCAAGAATGACCCTGCTGACCGTATCAGAGCCGTCGATACCCTCAATAAAATGACAGGAGAGTATGTGGCTAAGATACAGGCGGAGGTCAAGACCTCCGAAAAGCTTTCAGACGTTTTCGCTCAGATAGGCGGTGAGGGGCTTGACGAGTAAGTTTCCCCTGTCGCAGAAGTATATGGACTTCATCAACAGCGTTCGAGGTGTGTCTGCGGATTTTCTTGAGGGGACTACCGCAAGCGGCAAAACAACTGTGGGCGCAGGAATAAAGTTCATGCGTATGGTGTCGGCAAGCCGAAAGAAACTTCACGTCATTGCCGCTAAGACTACGGGAAAGGCTGAGGAAACTATCATTCAGCAGGATAACGGCATTCTTGACCTGCACACTAATGCTCGGTACTTCGGCAACGGTGATAAAGACTACAAACTGCCGCATATCAAGTTTGAGGGCAAGATAATCTATGTTCTGGGATATGACAACAAGGATAAGTGGGAAATGGTGCTGGGCGCTCAGTTCGGCTGCGTGTATATCGACGAGATAAATACCGCTGATATCGAGTTTGTCCGTGAGATGTCAACCCGTAACGATTACCTTATGGCGACCCTCAACCCTGACGACCCCTCTCTTCCTGTGTATAAAGAGTTTGTCAACCGCTCACGTCCGTATCAGAAATATGCCTGTGACGTGCCTGCGGAGATAATGAAAGAGCTTACAGAAGAACCTGTACCCAATTGGCGGTACTGGTTCTTTACTTTTCGTGATAATCTTTCACTTACTGATGAGGATATCGAACGGAAAATGGCTGCCGCTCCGAAAGGCACAAAGCTGTATAAGAACAAGATACTCGGTCTGAGAGGACGTGCAACAGGGCTTGTGTTTGACCTGCAAAAGCGAAATATCTTGACAGCAAAGCAGGCGAAAGCTTTCAATTATGTGTACTTCTCAGCCGGGCTTGACACCGCTTACTCGCAATCCTCACCTGATACCATAGCGTTCACCTTTGTGGGCATAACGGCTGACAGAAAGTGCGTCACTCTTGACGAGGAAGTGTATAACAATCGTGACAGACAAGTGCCTCTCACGCCCTCTGACATACCGAAAATATTCACGGCGTTCTTGGAGAAAAACCGCAGGACGTGGGGCTTTGCACGAGATGTGTATATCGACAGCGCAGATCAGGCGACCATACTTGAATGTCAAAAGTTTGGACGGCTCACAGGCAGCATATATAATTTTATCCCGGCATTCAAGAAAACGAAAATAATCGACCGAATACACTTGCAGTCAGCTTGGCTGGCGGCAGGTGATTTTTATATCCTTGAGCATTGCAAGGAGTACGCAGGCGAGCTTAACATATACAGTTGGAAAGAGGATAAGGCTGAGCCGGAGGACGGCAACGACCACCTTATCAATTCCTGTCAGTATGCCTGGCTGCCGTATCGTGACAAGATAGGAAGTGTGAAGATTGACTAAATTCAGCATAGGAAGCAAGGTGAAAAATATGATAAGAAACTGGCTTGATATCCAGCCTGCACCCGAATACAGCATAACTATAACAGAGAAAACAGGTTTTATGACAGATGTGATAAGGTCGCAGCTTTGGTATCGTGGTGACGCCGCAGAACTTTCACAGTTCTTTCGTCAGCTTAACTTAGGCACTAATTCATTCTGGAGCAGCGTCCCTGAGAATGAAAAGATACGCAAGATACATAGCGGTCTGCCTGCAATAATCGCCGATACGCTGTCATACATTGTCTATTCTGATATGGACGATATCAAGGTCACAGGGGACAAAGCAAAGGCTGACTTCGATAATATCTGCGAGCATATAGACTTCACAGAGCTGACAGGCAAGGCGATAGTTACCGCCCTTGTTGACGGCGACGGAGCTTTCAAAATATCGGTGGATACTGAGCTTTCTGATACGCCAATAGTCGAGTTTATCGGTGCTGACAAAGTGGAGTATAACTTTGTACGAGGTCTGCTGAACGAGGTCGTTTTTCATTCTGTGCATTATGCAGGCTCAAAGAGATTTCACCTTGAAGAGCATTACGGCAAGGGGTACATAGTAAGCCGTCTGTATGACGATAACGGTCACGAGGTCGGTTTGGACAACGTGCCTTGCCTTGCACCGATACCGTCCCGAACTGAGTTTGATGGCGAGTATATAATGGCTGTGCCGCTGAAATTCTTTTCATCACGGAAATACCCGAACAGAGGCAAGAGCATTTTTGACGGCGGTAAGTCTGATTGCTTTGACGCTTTGGACGAGGTGATCTCACAATGGTGGGACGCTATCAGAGCAGGCAGGGTAAAGCAGTATATCCCCGAAAGCATGATACCTAGAGATCCTGCAAACGGCAAGCTTAAAGAGCCTAACCAGTTCGGCAACAGTTACATAAGCATTGACCCACCGCTTTCGGCAGAGGGTGCAGCGCCTAAGATAGAAGTAGTTCAGCCTGATATCAAGTATGAGGCGTTTGTGGCAAGCTATACAAATTGCTTGCTTATGTGTCTGCAAGGGCTTGTATCTCCTGCCACGCTTGGCATAGATGTGGGCAAGATGTCAAGTGCAGACGCTCAGCGAGAGAAGAAAGACGTCACAGGCAACACCCGAAATACTATCACAACGGCTCTTGAAAAGGCTCTGCCACAGCTTGTTTCTGCGGTGCTTATGACCTATGACAATATGCAGGGCAAAGCCCCTGAGACTTATGAGGTGACAGTTGACTTTGGCGAGTACGGCGCGCCTGACTTTGACAGCAGAGTTGAGACTGTGGGCAAGGCAAGCACATATGGTATTATGTCAGTTGAAACGCAGGTGGAGGAGCTGTGGGGCAGTTCTAAAGAGGACGATTGGAAAGCCGCAGAGGTCAAGCGGATAATGCAGGAAAAGGGGCTTACAGAGGGTGAGCCTACTGCGGTAGGTGATGAGTACGCTTAATTTTAAGGACATAGCCAAAATATTTGAGGAGATAGAGCTAAGGCTCATATCTTCGCTGAAACGCAATCTCAAAAGGCACAAGGCGGAGGAACAGCGTTACGGCTTTGAATGGTCTGCTTGGCAGGCTGAGAAACTGAAAAATATGGAGAACTTCCGCCGTGAAAACCTTGACATTATGAACGAGTACGTTGACGTTATCGACGATCAGACAAGACAGCTTATGACGGAGCAGTTTCAAGAGGGTCAGCAGCAGGCACAACGGAGCGTCCAGAAGCTTTCTGACGAGCCTATAACACCTATCCCCGACAAGCATTTCTTTGGCGTGAACGAAAAGAAAATGGCAAAGCTTATGGAAGACGTCACCACCCTTGAAAAGACCGCTGAAACAGCCGCTATGCGAATGACAGACGATATTTACAGGCAGACTTTGAATAGGGTACAGCTTGCAATGGGAACAGGTTCTATGACGCTTAACGAGGCTATCGACCTTGCCACAAGGGACTTCCTCGACAAGGGCATAAACTGTATCGTATACGCTGACGGCAAGCGAGTGAACATTGCCGACTATGTGCGAATGGCTCTTAGGACAACTTCCACAAGGGCAGCGTTGCAGGGTGCGGCGAAACGCTTTGCAGAGCTTGGCTATGATACGGTGCTTGTGTCGCAGTATGGCGGCTGTTCAAAGACCTGTGAGCCTTGGCAAGGTCAAGTATACATTGATGATGTGTTCACGGTATGGGAGGGGGAAAAGGACGAGTTTCAAGGCAAGTCAAATTACTGCGGTGAGTGGTTTTGGCTGCTGTCATACGCCGTAAAGAACGGGCTTTTTCACCCAAACTGCCGTCACACAATGACGCAGTATATACACGGCAGAACGCAGATACCTGAGCCGATACCGGCGGAGAAGATAAAAGAGCAGCGAGAGCTTGAACAGAAACAGCGTGCAATGGAGCGAAAGATACGCAAGTTCAAACGCTTTGCCGAGGGAACGCTTGACCCCGACACAGCGAAAGAATACCGCAGGAAACTCAGGCAGGCACAACAGGAATTGAAAGCCTTTATAAACGCTAACAGCGAAGTTCTGCGGAGGGATTATTCTAGGGAGAAAGTGTATGGCGGCTTGACAGAAAAGGAAAAAGATGATAAAATTGAATTAACAACATCTAACGGAATTGGTGTAACGAAATTTTCAAAACATATGGAAGAGCGAGCTTCCGAAAGAAAGGTTTCTGTAAATGATATAAAAGATGCACTTATAAATCCGCTGTATATTGATGAAATTAAAATTGATAGTTTGGGCAGACCAAGCCAACGATTTATTGGTGAGAAAGCAACTGTTAATGTAAATCCCCAAACTGGAACTATCGCAACTATATGGAAAACAGGCAAGAACAAAATCAACAAGTACAAAAGGAAGTGATTATAATGTCAGAAAAACAAAAAGAGTTTCTTGTTTCTATTGGTATTGACCCAAATGATGAACTTGATGTCATAGAAGATAAAGTTGGTGATTACTTGACTTTGAACTGTTTGGATGAAAATTATAATCCAAATGAAGAAGGCTTGATGTGCGAAAGTATTTTGGATTATATCGGTCAGTTATAAATCTAACCGCTCCGCTACGGCGAGGCGGTATTTTTATACCCAAAATCAGAAAGGACGGATATTATGGACTGGAAAGAAAGGCTGAAAGAAGAATATTCAGAGGTGAAAGAACGCTATGAAAAGCTTAAAGCGTACAACACCAAGCTGAAGGTTAAACTTTGCACTAGCAGACGTGTAGACATTTCGGCGGCGGATAGTTACAGGTGTGATTTGCTAAGAGCTCAGCAAAGAACAATGGGTGAATATCTTCATCTTCTCGAACTCAGAGCAGAACTTGAAGGCATTGAGCTGTAATCAAACATCGGAACTAAGCACCTTAACGGGTGCTTTTTTCATACACAAAATTAAGAAAGCGAGGTCAGAAAATGGACGAGAAAAAGAAACTCCCTGATGAGGAGGAGAAGAAAACTCCCGATACTCACGAGGAGAAAAAGGACGAGCCAAAGGCTGAGGAAAAGCCTGCGGACAAGGCAGATGAGAACTCTGCCGGCAAGGAACAGCCTGCGGTGGACGATAGTCAGGCTGACGAGAACGGTGAGGGTGCCGACAAGCCTGCGGAAGATAAGCAGGAACAGCCAAACGAGGATAAGTCCGACAAGCAGGACAGTGCAGAGAACGCACCTGACGAAAAAGATCAGGAGATACTCAGGCTCAAAACTCAGATAGCCGCTATGCAGCTTGGTATCAAGCCCGACTGTATCGAGGACGCCGTTGCGGTGGCTGAAAGCTATGTGAGAAACGGCAGTCAGCAGGATATCAACGCCGCCCTTTCTGCGGTTGTGAAGAAGTATCCGGATATGAAAGGCGAGGGCGATAAAAAGTCCGACGGCAAAAAGCAGGGCGGTTTCAAGGTCGGTGCAGGATCTTCGGATACTGATGAAAAGAAGCCACAGAGCAAACCAACAGCGCAGAAACGCTGGAACAAATTCAAGTAAAAACAGGAGGAATGAATCATGCCAAATCTTAATTATGCAGAAGTATGGAACCCCGAACTCTTGGAGATAAGGATCCAGGAAACACTGTCAAGCCCGTTCATCACACAGAACGTTAGGTGGCTTGACGCAAAGACTTTCCACTTCACACAGATGTCAACATCAGGCTACAAGAGCCACAACAGAAACGGCGGCTGGAACACAGGTAAGTATGTTCAGACGGACGTGCCTTTCACTCTTACACACGATCGTGACGTTGAGTTTCTTGTGGATAAGGCTGACGTTGACGAAACAAACTCATCAGCGTCTATCAAGAATATCTCAGAGGTATTCGAGAAAACACAGTCTGCTCCCGAAACGGACGCTCTGTTCTTCTCAAAGACAGCTCAGAGAGCGGCAGAGCTTGAGGGCTATCACTCATCAACAGCCGCTTCATCATACACAAAGGGCAACGTGTTCGACAAGCTCAAAGGCTTTCTTTCATCAGGCAAGCTGAGAAGATACAAGTCTAACGGCTCGCTCATTATGTATGTGACTTCCACAATTATGGACCTGCTGGAGCAGTCTGACAAGTTCACACGAAAGATAGAAATGACGCAGATCGCAGAGGGAGGACTTGGTCTTAGAACAAGAGTGACCGACATTGACGGTGTGCCTATCATGGAGGTCATTGATGATGAGCGTTTCTATGACCGCTTCAACTTTGACCCTGAGGACGGCGGCTTTGAGCCTTGCGCTGCAAGCTATGTAAAGACCGCTGATACCGATATCGTGAGCGGTAAGGAGTATTACACCGAATCAAGCGGTTCTTACACTAAGGTATCAGGCACACCGAGCAAGTCTGCACTTGATACATACTATGAAAAGGTCGCAGGCTCACACAAGATAAACGTGCTTATCGCAACACCTGAGACCACAAAGATAGTACCTAAGATCAACAGCATTTACAGCTTTGCTCCGGGCGGACACACAAAGGGGGACGGCTGGCTCTATCAGAACAGAGCGTTCTCAGATGTTTTCACTTTCCCAAACGGCAAGGACGGAAAGATAGACAGCATTTACGCTGACGTTGACACAGCAGAGTACAGCGAGTAAGGGGTGAGGGATATGTACCTCACCTCTACTGAGTTTTGCAATATCTGTCCTGAGTGTGATATCCCGGAAGAACAGTTCTCAGCTATACTGCAAAGGGCTGAAAGCGATATCGACACGCTGACTTTCAACCGCATAACAGCAGAGGGCATTGACAGCTTTACAGACTTTCAGAGAGAGCGTATAAAGCGTTCCACAGCCTTGCAGATGAAATTCATCTATGACAATTCGGAGCTGTTAGAAAGTCCTCTGAGCGCTTACAGCATAAGCGGAGTTTCAATGTCATTCGATAAGTCAAAGGTGGTATCTCTTGACAGCGTTATCACAACACGTCAGGTTTACAATGTGCTTATGCAGACAGGACTATGTTACAGGGGGCTGATGTGATGAAGTTTCCTCAGCTTGTACCTGAAAGGGTATGCAAAACGCCCTGTAAGGTCTATCGAACGGACGGACTTAATCGTGACGGCTCAAAGAAGCAGACGGTCATATTTGAGGGCAAATGCTTTCACTCTGAGAAGTCAAGGCAGAAATTATCCGCAGAGAAACAGCTTATAACCTTGTCAGGCGAGGCTCTTTTCTGCGGTGATATAGCCCCCGATAACGCTGTTATAGAGGGCTATGCGGTCATAGGCGGCAGGACGTACAAGATATATGGCTCTGAGAAAGCCAAAGACCCTGACGGCAGGGTGAATTACACAAGATTGGAGCTGATATAGTGGGCATTGAAATAAAGCTTGATATGCAGGCGATAAAGGCTATCGAGGACGCCGCTGTGAAGTCTGCTGAGGTGGCTATGGAGCAGGTGAGGGCAGACCTTGTGAGTGCTCAGACAATGCCGTTCGATACAGGCGATATGCAGAATAATCAGACCTTTGTCCACGCTGACGAAAGTGGGGCAAGTCTTGTGACAGGCTCTCCGCAGGCAAGACGTTTGTACTATCACCCTGAGTATCATTTTCAGAAAGGCAATAACCCTAACGCAGGTGCGGCTTGGCTTGAGCCATATATCACAGGCAGTAAAAAGGACCTTGCCAAGAATGAGTTTGTGGCAGAGTTCAAAAAGAGGACAGGCGTATGACTTTACTTAACATAGCGGATATGCTGAGCGATATCCTTGACTTGCAGGACGTGTATGCAGGCACTATTGACGGCAACTTTGACAAGTGCATAGGCGTGTACAACGCAAAGACCTCAAAGCCACAGCGTATCTGCATAGGCGGAAAAGCCTGCACAAAAACACTTGAAAAACATATCTCGGTGCTTATTCATTGGACTGATATTCCCACGCAGGCAGAGATAAAGGCTCAAAGCGTTCTTGATATCCTATCCGATATCCGTCAGTATAAGGGTGACGGATTTACGGTAAAGTATCTCGAATGCAAAGAGCCTGTTTCTGTTGGCAGGGACGAGCGAGGCGTGTGTGAATATGTTATCGAGGCAACAGTATATTACGAAAGGAATGAATGAGTATGGCAAACACAACAGGAGTTTATCCCGTATACGACAACCAGTTCAAGATAGACAAGACAGGCGGCGACGGCTCGACAGAGAGCAATCTTGTGACTATTGCCGATATGGAGAGCTTTTCAGTATCCATTGACGGCAATATCGAGGAGTGGAAGCCTTTTGATCAGCAGGGGTGGACAAGACGTTTGCTCACTGGTAAGTCTATCACTATCAGTATCTCAGGCAAGAGAAACGTCGGTGACGCAGGCAATGACTACATCGAGAGCCTTGCACTCAAAACAGGAGCTGCGGCGACCACAACCCTTGTGTGGAACTTCCCAAGCGGAGCAAAGCTTGTTATCAAGGGCGTTGTCAGCGTAACAGAATGGGGCGGCGGAGATTCGACAGCAGTTGCACCGCTTGCGTTCGACTTTGCTTCCGACGGCAAGCCTGAGTTTACAGAGGCGACAGCGTAAGAACACAGACAAAACAGGGGAGCGTTCAAAGCGCTCTCCTAATTTTATATATCAGAAAGGATAATAACTATGGCAAAGATGTATACACTCGACAGCAAGCTTCTTACAGGTACACCTGAGATAAGAGTAGGCGACAAGGTCTACCCTGTGGACGACAGGCAGAAAACTGTCAAGAAGATACTTGACATCTGCGACAAGAACGCTGAAAAGAAAGACCTTGATATGATAGACGAGGTTTTCAAGCTTGCGTTCGCATCAAAGGACTACAAGGAAATAGAGGCAATGAATATGCCTTGGGCGGCATATCAGCAGCTTTTCACTCTTGTTATCTCAGCGGTAACAGGCGAGGACGCAGAAAAGACAGAGGCTCGATTTCCGCAGGAAAACGCAGAGTAAGCTTGAAGAAAGCTGGTACGATCTTGACTATGACCGAGAGCTTATCATACAGTCCATTGCAAAGCAGTACAATATCCTGCCCTCAGAGCAGGAAAATCTGCATTACAGCGATTGGTACAGGCTCGTTGCAGGGATTATGCACGATACGCCGCTGGGTCAGGTCGTTCGTATCAGGAGCGAGGACAACAAGGACATCATAAAGAATTTCGACAGGTTTGAAAAGCAGATACGCTCAGAATGGACGGCGTTCAGAAGTCAGAAAGCAAGAGAAACGTTCACAGAGCAAGACAAGCTTGAAACTGCGAGATACTTTGAAAGGCTGTTCAAGGGAATGTTCGGAAAGGCAGGTGATAAGTAATGGCAGACGGAGCAAGTGTTGGTGTTATATCTCTTGACCTTGTGATAAAAAACAAGGTGCAGGAGCAGCTTGACAAGATATCTGCAAGCATACAGAACGGCTTTTCAAAGCCAGTAGAGCAGGCAGAGAAAGCTGTTGAGAACGCTATGGATAAGACCACTAAAGCCGTAGACGAGGGCTTTGGCAGTGCGTCGGAGATCGCTCAGAAGAGTATGCAGGAGGCTACCGCAAAGGTGGTGTCTGAAATTGATAAAGCCAATGAGCATATAAAAAACACCACCGACCAAATCGAAAACATCAAGCCTAAAGTTGTGCAGATACATTACAATCCTGAGTATGACCCTGATAAGATAGAGGCTGAGGTTGATGATATCGCTCAGCAAATTACGGCAAAGGCTGACGAGGCGGCTAAAACAGCGACAGAGAGCTTTGGTGATTTTGAAATACCTGAAAGTGAATTTGAAAGGCTTAATCTCCAACTCGAAAATGCAACAGAAAAAATGAGCCTGTTGCAGGCTAAGTATAAAGAGCTACAAGCTGCTCTTGCAAACGCTAGTTCAGACGAAGAAGCTGCAAAGATAGTTTCAGAACTTAATGGCGTTGAAAGTAAGCTTATAAGTCAGCAGGGAGTTATAGATAAAACTCAAACAAAACTTAGCGAATATGAGGAAACATTTAGCAACTGCGGAAAAACAGGGACAACTGCTATTGAGAAACTAAAAAAAGTCGCTTCATTTGCAGGCAAAACCATAAAGACTACACTTGTGGGAGCTTTCAAGACAATGCATTCGGCAGGCTCGAAGGCTGTTGACGCAGTTAAATCCAAATTCAGCAGGCTTAAAACAACTATCGACAGCACTTCAAAACCGCTGAGCAAGTTTACACATTCGCTCAAATCTGCGGCAAAAAGAGTGTTCTTAATGGCAGGCGTGCTTGTTTTGCTGAAAGGAATACGTTCCGCTGTTGCAAACGCTGTTTCAGGCAACGAAGAATTTGCCAAGTCCTTAAACGAGATTAAAGCAAACCTCACCATAGCTTTCACACCGATAATGAACACAGTTATGCCGTATCTCAATACGCTTATGACGGGCGTAGCGACGGCGACAAAAACTGTGGCAGCGTTTATCTCTGAGCTTTTCGGTACCACCTATCAGAAGTCCTTGCAGGCGACAAAGCAGGCGCAGAAATCAGCGGAGAAGATAAAGAAAACTCAGGACACTTACCTTGCGGACTTTGACGTTGTAAGAGTTGCACCGGATCAGAGCAAGTCCGATACAGACAGTTCAGAGGGCGGCATTGATTACTCAGCCATAAACGGCGACAACGTTCAGCTCCCTGATTGGGCGGAGCGTATGAAAGATGCCATTAAGTCGGGGGACTGGGCAGGAGTTGGCTCTCTTGTGGCTGAAAAGGTCAACGGAGCTTTCGCATACATCAACTGGGACGGTATTCAGAAAAAGCTGAATGGCTTTGTGGATAAGCTTACAGACGGTCTGAACAGCTTTATAAACGGCGTTGATTGGACAGGACTTGGTGACAGCTTCGGCGGAGGCATAAACACAATTTTTGGCGCAGGATACCGCTTTATGAAGAAGTTCGATTGGGCAGGCTTCGGCAAGGGTACGGCTAATTTTCTTAACGGCGGTATAAAGAAAACGAATTGGTCGCTTATCGGCAAGACCCTTGCTTCAAAATGGCAAGCTATCATCGACTATCTTTATTCGTTCGTTACCACCTTTGATTGGTCTGGCTTTGGTTCGTCCATAGGCACTTCTGTGAACGGCTGGTTTGATGAGATTGATTGGGGCAAGGCAGGAACGACTATCTCTGAGGGCGTGAAAGGTCTGCTTGATACGGCAATAAACTTCCTGCAAACTGTAAACTGGCTGGGCATAGGCGAAAAGCTGTGGACGTTCATTTCTACAATAGATTGGAGCGGTATTGCCACAAAGCTTTTCAAGGCCATAGGCTCAGCTATAGGCGGTGCGGTATCGGTGCTGTGGGGCTTTATCAAGGACGCTGTTTTCAGTATCCGTGACTACTTTACGGAGAAGATACAAGACTGTGGCGGTAATATCGTTGAGGGGCTTTTCACAGGTATCGTTGACGCTTTCAAGGGCATAGGCACTTGGCTTTATGACCATGTTCTTACACCATTTATTGAGGGCTTCAAGAACTGTTTTGGTATTCACAGCCCTAGTAAGGTCATGGCTGAAATGGGCGGATATATCATACAAGGTCTGTATAATGCCGTATCTGAGGGTATTGCAAAGATAAAGGAGATCTTCACAAAGCTTCTTAACGCTGTCAAGGGCGTTTTCAAAGGCATAGGCAAGTGGTTCAAAAAGACCTTTTCAGACGCTTTCGGAGGCGTAAAGACCATTCTCAACGGCATTATAATGTTCGTAAAAGGCATTTTCACAGGTAGCTGGAAGAAGGCTTGGCAGGGTGTAAAGAAGATCTTCAAAGGCGTGTGGGATACGCTTTACAGCGTTGTGAAAGCACCTATAAACCTAATTATCGGTGCAGTAAACAAAATGACCAGTGCTATTGAAAGTGCGGTCAACTGGATAATCGACGGCATTAACAGCTTGAGTTTTGATGTGCCTGATTGGGTGCCTGGCATAGGCGGAGAAACCTTCGGCTTTGACCTTGACACAATAAGCATACCTGAGATACCAAAGCTTGCCACAGGCGGACTTGCCACAGCACCGACCCTTGCAATGGTGGGCGATAACAGGAACGCAAAAGCAGACCCTGAGGTAATTTCACCGCTGAGCAAACTGCAAGGTATGCTTGATAACGGCAAGCTTGACGAGGTGTTAAGGGTGCTGAACGCTATACTTGATTGGCTGAAAGCTTATGACCCTGTGTTCTTCGGAACAGTTGACAGCAAGGTGCTTTTCAAGTGTATGCAGGACAGCAACAATCAGTATAAACGTAAGACGGGAGTGAGTGCATTTTGACAGGAACATTGCTAAAGATAAACGGCGTGTGGGTGACAGACCCTGATCCTGATAGCTGGAGCCCTGTAAACTGTTACGAGTGGACGGCAGGCTCAGGACGAGTGAATACAACGGGTCTGTTTGTGGGTGCAAGAAAGTTCTGCAAATACAAACTGCCTTGCAAGTGGACAATGCTTCCTGTCGCAGATTCAGCCGAGATACAATCCCTTATCGAGGACGGACCCGACTTTGCAGAACTGGAGTTTTGGCACAACGGCAAGTATTATTCTATATCTGCCAACGCAAGCGACTATGTACCGCAGGGGCTTGTCAGACTTGACGGTGGTGAGTATTACAAGAGCTGTACTGTCACATTCGCAGAACGTTAGGAGGGCATATGTACACCATAGCAAGCAATGAGATAACAAGCAGGATAGAGAGTTACAAAGCCTTGTGGGGTATGTGGATAGAGGACGCTCAGAGCGGAGAACCTGTGGCATATGATGGCATTCAGAACGTTCAGACGGACATTCAATCAACATCTCTGAGTGATGATATAGAGCTTGGAGCTGTCTGTTCTCAGAGTGTGACGGCGGAGCTTGTTGACGACGGGACTAAGTATCTTGGGAATGAGTATGTTTTCAGTTTGTATATGAAAGACAGCTCGGCATTTACCACCTACTCCACCCTAGAAGCCTACACCTACGCAGAACTTTCAAAGTTGACAGTGGAGCAGATAAGCAAGCTTGGAGAGGTGCTTGACGGAGAGAGAATACCCCTTGGGCGGTTTACTTGTGTCAAGTCGAAAAAGTCGGGCGGAAATACTGAGGTCACTTTTGCGGATAGGCTTTACTTCTCCGACAAGACCTATGTGCCAAAGGTCAAGCTACCTGCGTGGTCAAAAGCTGTTGAGGATGACATATGCAAGCAGCTTGGACTGCAAAACGGCAACGACTACACCATCCCTGCAAAGCTGCGTGTAAAGGGCGGAGCAAGGCTCTACGGCAAGGGGCATATACGCCTAAAGACTGCAAACTTCGACTTCAAAATAAGCTCTATACCCAAAGACACCACAATGCGGCAAATGCTCAGTTACATCGCCTCGGCACAAGGCGAGTTCGGTTTTGTTGACCGATACGGCAGATACGTCCGCAAATGGTACGGCTCGAGCGTGAAGATACTGGACAATAACACTATCGACCTGCCCACACTCAGCGAACGACAAAATGTGATAGTCGGTATCATCTGCAAGGTCAGCGACAGCGAAACTCTGCGGCTGGGCAACACCACAGGCTCGGCAGGGCGTGTGCTGGAGTTTGAAAATCCATATATGACAATGTCGCTGCTGCGGTCATTGTGGCATAGGATAGGCGGCTTTTCGTGGTATACAACGGAGCTTTTTCACCGCCTTGGCGACCCACGATTTGACGTCGGTGACGTGATAACATACGTCAGCGAAAGCGGCGAAAGCTACGATATACCAATAACTAACATAGGATTCAATTTTGACGGCGGACTTTCAGCAGACATTTCTGCGGTAGGTCTGAGCGTTGAAGAACAGCTTTAAGGGGGCGAGATTATGGACGAGAATGAGATAACAACTGTGGCTGATACGCAGGCGGAGAAAATTTCCGATACAGCAGACACAGGTCAGACAACGCCCACCACCGAGGAGCTTATCCGGCAGCTCACGGCGAGGGTGGCAGCTCTTGAAGAAATAGTGGGCGAGGAGGAGTATGAGCTGCGGTACTCGGGCGAACAGACGGACGAGCTTTTAGACGGCGGTACAGCGGTGTTTCGTGCAAAGACAGCGGCGCAGATAGTAAGTCTTGTGAACAGGCTCTACCCACTGTATATGCGGTGGGGGTCTTTCACGGTGAATATGAAGGTCAACGCCGACAACGGTTCTCAGTGGTCATACAATACACGCACAGGCATGATACCCTCGGGGGTCACTAACCCTGCGGTGTTTATGGTGTGCGACTGGGGCAAAAAGCACTTCAAGTCGCAGAGTTTTCAATACAAAGTCGCAAGCAATGGCAGGGACATCGACTGGGAGGCATACCTTGAACACACCTCAGACCAGGGCGGCACATACGCTTTCAAGGTGTACTATCTCATAGTCGGCAAAAATGCGGAAGGGGGAAGTATAGTTGGCTAGTTTCACGGAAAATCTCGGACTTAAAAAGCCCGACAGGTCGGACAGGTTCAGCATCGAGGACTTCAACGGCAATATGGATATTATCGACACTATACCCGATATGGCGAGCGGACAGAGCCTTGTGGGAGTGTCAGTGGGAGAAGCGTACGGAAATATAGGTATAACAGGCATAGCGGAGGCGGTCGAAGATGAAAATATATGAGGGCACAGACGGACTGAGAGGGCTGATAACAAAGCTTATCGAGGTGTGGGACTTTAAAAAGATAGTCTATGAGGGTGAGGGTGCAACACTCAGCACGAATGATGTTGTATTCAATCTGTGGGTCACTGATGAGGTGTTTCTGCGTGGTCAATTCAGCGACACGGGAACAAACGGCTGGATTGACCTGCGAACGGAAGATTTGACTTGTCCATGTGTTGGAACTTATAGCAACATCTCTCCAAAAAGGCGTTGGGTCATATACAAACAGGACGGCTTGGCAGCCATAGGCATTGGCGGCAATCAGAATGACCGCCCAGGCATTAACATCGTTATCGGCGAAGTCATTGACTACGAAACGCAGGAAAAAAGCTACGGCTTGGCAACAAGCTGTGCAGACAACAACATACGGTTATGTTCTGTATTTACTGACGGAATGACGATAAAGTCTGTGCCTGTCAGACCTGTGTGTCGGCGTAAGTGGCTGACCTCTTTCACACCTGTGACATCGTCGACTTTGAACAAAGGCTTTACAAACCTTTATCACATTCTTTCACACACATCGGGGCAGAATGACAGCGAATACTATCCTGATTATGCAGTGCCCACGCAGACAGTGCTGCTTAACGGCAAGAAATATCTGTTAAGCAGATTTGCATTTGAGATAAAGGAGTGAGATATGACAAACATAAAAACAGCGGTCTTAGCCGCTATCGGAACTATCGGGGGCGGCATTGCCGCTCTTTTTGGAGGGTGGACAAGCGCCATGACTACGCTTATCATTTTTATGGTGATAGACTATGCAACAGGCATAATAGTGGCAGGGGTCTTTCACCGCTCGGGCAAGTCGGAAAACGGCGCACTTGAGAGCCGTGCAGGGTTCAAGGGGCTGTGCCGCAAGGGTATGATACTTCTTATCCTGCTTGTGGCGTGCAGGCTTGACCTTATGCTTGGCACAGGGTACATAAAAGACTGCGTGTGCATTGCATTTGTGGTGAACGAAACGCTGTCTATAATCGAAAACGCAGGGCTTATGGGCGTACCGATACCGCAGGTACTCATAAAGGCAATAGATGTTTTAAAGGCTAAGGAGGAGAAATAATATGGGAAAAACATTTAAGGGCATTGATATTTCATACTGTCAGGGAAATATTGATTTTGCAAAGCTCAAGGGCAAGGTAGACTATGTTATCATGCAGATAGGCTACGGAAAGTACACAAGTCAGGTGGACAAGTTCTTCGAGAGAAACTATGCTCAGTGCAAGAAGTACGGCATACCTTGCGGCGGATACTGGTTTAGCTACGCCACAACTGTCGCTGAGGCAAAGGCAGAGGCAGTAGCTTGCCTGTCCGTAATAAAAGGAAAGACTTTTGAGTACCCTATCTACTTCGACGTTGAGGGCAAGTCGCTTGTGGGCAGAACAGCGGTATCTGCAATGTGCAGGGCGTTCTGTAACGTTCTCGAGGCGGCAGGCTACTGGGCAGGTATCTACATAAGCAGAAGTCCTGCTCAGACCATGCTTGAAGCTTCTGTCGCCAAGAGGTATGCACTCTGGCTTGCAGAGTATGGTTCACGCTGCAACTACGGCGGAACATATGGTATGTGGCAGTACAGTTCTACAGGCAGAGTCAGCGGTATCAGCGGCAATGTTGATATGGATATCTGCTATGTGGACTATCCTGCGAAGATCAAGGCGGCAGGGCTGAACGGCTTTAAGAAGCATGCTGTCAGACCGACTAGCAAGCCGTCTGCAAGCTCCACCAAGAAGACAGTGACTTATACTGTGAAGCGTGGCGATACGCTCTCAGGCATCGCACGGCGTTACAAGACCACTGTGGCAAAGCTTGTCAAGAACAATGGTATCAAGAACGCTAATCTCATTTATGTGGGGCAGAAAATTAAGATCAAGTAGGTAGTGAGACAGCCGACAGGGATTATTCCTTGTCGGCTGTTTTTGTTTTATATAGTGTCAATTTACTATGCTTTTGTATAGTATTAACAACTTTGCGATTTGATGTTTAGTAATTTAAGCACATAGTTGATTTTTCGTGAAGATTATGTTATAATAAATAAAAATAAGGAGGCTTATGTTTGCAATGGTAATTGAAGTTCTAACTATAATAATTAGTAGTGTTGCTTTTATTTTATCTTTATTGTCCTTTTTCTATAACAGAAACAAAAATAAAATAGAAAGGGCTATCGAATTAGCTAATGTATACAGGAAGCTTATAAATGATATATCTGAGTTTAATAAGATATTTGAAGAACATAGCGAAATTCAAGCATTACTTGCTAAAGAAAAATTAGATGAAAAAACAAGCTTCAATTACAGTGAAATTATGAATATTTATTCTAGTAAAGAAAAACAGAAAATA